TTGAAAGAACCTAAAGATCAACGTGTACCTATGATGTTTGTCCTAGACAGTCTTGGTATGCTTTCAACCTCTAAAGAAATGGAGGACGTCTCTAATGATAAACAAGTCAGAGACATGACTAAGAGTCAATTGATCAAAGGTGCTTTCCGTGTATTGACTTTGAAACTAGGACAAGCAAACGTTCCTATGCTAGTTACTAATCATACATATGATGTAATAGGATCCTATGTTCCCACAAAAGAAATGGGTGGAGGTACAGGTCTCAAGTATGCAGCATCTAGTATCATCTATCTTACAAAGAGTAAAGAACGTGATAGTAAAAAAGAAGTTGTGGGTAACATTATTAAGTGTGAAGCAAAAAAATCTCGTTTAACAGTGGAGGGTAGTAAAATTGCAACACGTCTATTTTTTGACGAACGTGGTCTCGATAAGTACTATGGACTCTTGGAACTCGGCATTGACCACGGGATCTTTGGAAAGAACGGCAATAGAGTTCTTATTGGTAAATCTTCCGTTTATCCTTCTGCTGTCCTTGCTGATCCCGAAAAGTATTTCACCCCCGAGGTCATGACCAAACTTGACCAAGCAGCAGAAAAGGAGTTTGCTTATGGCAACTGAGAGGATAGAAGAAACAATTGTTCGGAACCTCTTGTGTAATGAAGAATACTATAGGAAAGTTATTCCTCATCTCGACACATCATACTTTGAAAACAATGTAGATAAAACTATCTTTGAAGAGATTCAAGACTTCTCTTGTAAGTATGATAAGTTGCCCACGAAAGAAGTCCTTAGGATTAGTTTAGGACAGAGAAATGATGTTACAGATGAAATATACAAGTGCTCTATAGATCAGATTACTTCTTATACTGACGAGTGGGTTGATTATAATTGGTTAGTTGACGCAACAGAAAAATGGTGTCAAGAACGTGCTATCTATAATGCACTCATGCAATCTATTAAGATTGCTGATGGTGGAGATAAGAAAGTAAAGAAAGATGCAATCCCCTCAATACTACAGGATGCTCTTAGTGTATCTTTTGATGAGCATATTGGACATGACTACATAGAATCTGCTGACGAAAGATATGAATTTTATCATAGAGATGAAGAAAAAATACCGTTTGATCTCGAGAAGTTTAACCACATTACAAAAGGTGGTATCCCTAATAAGACTCTCAATGTCGCACTTGCTGGTACTGGTGTCGGGAAAAGTTTATTCATGTGCCATATGGCTAGCGCCGCGCTCATGCAAGGGCGTAACGTTCTCTATGTTACACTTGAAATGGCAGAAGAAAAAATTGCTGAACGAATTGATGCAAACTGTCTCAACATCAACATCAAAGACTTAACTGATGTTCCACAAGTAATGTTTAGATCTAAGATCTCTGACTTACAACGTAAAACTAAAGGTAAACTTATAATTAAAGAATACCCTACAGCATCTGCACACGCAGGACATTTTCGTTCTTTATTGAATGATCTGACCTTGAAAAAACAGTTCAAACCTGATATAATATTTGTAGATTATCTTAACATCTGTGCTAGTGTTAGATACAAAGGTGCTATTGTAAATTCTTACACCTATGTTAAAGCAATTGCTGAAGAACTCAGAGGTCTTGCCTGTGAGTTTGATCTACCCATTGTATCCGCTACTCAGACTACTAGGTCTGGTTATGGTAATAGTGATGTTGACCTTACTGATACTTCAGAATCCTTTGGTCTACCTGCCACTGCTGATCTCATGTTCGCTCTTATCAGCACTGACGAGTTAGAGGCAGAAAATAAAATCTTGGTTAAACAACTTAAGAACAGATACAATGATCCAACTGTTAATAGAAAATTTGTAGTTGGTATTGATCGTGCTAAGATGAAACTATATGATGTTGATGATTCTCAACAGCAACTAATAAATGATGCTGAAGACGATGACGTAGCAGATTCACTTGACTCTCTTAAAAAGAATCAAGCACGACTATCTAAATTTGCTGAATGGAATTATTAGATGACACTTTCTAAAGAAACAATAGATAAACTTGCTGACGCACTTACATTAGAAGTTATTGATTATATTATTGATAACCCTAAGACAAAAACATTTCTATATGAAATGATTAGCGACGCACTATGTGATAAGTTAGGTAACAAGAATGAAGACGGTACTTGCTCTTTTGATAGCAGTTTTCTTACCCCTGCTGTTCTTGATAAAATCACATTAACACTTACTCCTAACACAATGCCCTCTGACCCTGCGACATTATGACTACTCCTATTGATCCTACCGTTGATTACAACAAATATATTGACTTTGTTGACTCTACTACCAGTTTCCCTTCAAAAGATGCTGAAGAATTTGTAGCTCGAATATATGATTTGAAAGAAAAAGGTGTAAACATTGAACGTCTCCTGACCGCTGCTGTTGGTATTACTGCTGAGGGTGGTGAGTTTACTGAGATTGTTAAGAAGATAGCATTTCAAGGTAAGGAACTAAATGATGATACAAAAACTCATCTTGTAAAAGAAATGGGTGATGTGTTTTGGTATCTAGCACAAGCATGTCTCGCACTAAATGTAGATTTTCAAACAGTTGTGATGACTAACATGATGAAACTTGCAGCAAGATACCCTGATGGTAAGTTTGATATTCAAAAATCAGAAGTCCGCAAGGAAGGAGACATCTAATCCTTACCCCTCACTAAATAAATGGGGGGTTTTTAAATATTTTCATGGCTAAACTAGCATTCGATCAACTTTTCCGTAACGGGAAACCATATATGAAAAGAGACGATGTGTTGATAGATCGTATTGCTAATGGAAAGTTGTTTGAGTTGTCAGATAATAGAGGATATTTAAAAGTATTTGATATTGTAGTAAGGTTTCAAGATGGTAGTGAGTCAAAGTATAAGAGTTCAGATTTAAGCAATGAAAGCGTAGTAAGGATATTAAAAGCAGAGATGCTTAGTTGTGCTAATCAAAAAGGTGGTAAGAAAAAGATATTATTAACAGGGTCACAGAGTGATCATGATGACTCACTAGTAGCAACATATAGTTTAACAGATTTAGAGAAAACTCATCATTTTGGTGGACAAAAACCTGGTGGACCTAAAGTAAACTTAGGAAATTTATATGAAGCAGACCTAGCAAATAGTTTTAATAATTTTGTAGATCATGGTGGAAAGTATCCTGATCATGTTACAACCATATTAAAAGCTATATGTCATGCTGAACCTGGAACTTGTTTCATCAGTGCGAAGCAAGAGGGTGGTGCTAATAAACCAAGACCCATGAGAGAAACTAATGGTGCTTTCTACATTTCAGCAGAAGGTAAGAATACAAAAGATATAGGTAAGACAGTAACAGATATTACATTAACAATAGCAAAACCTGGTGGTCAAGGAAAAAAGAAAATATATTTATCAGTCAAATTTGGTAGTACACTATCATTTTTTAACATAGGTGTAAGAGGTGGAGGTAGGGATGCACTATCAATATTCCCTAAACAAAATTTACAAGAAGGTAATCTACCACAGATGGGAAAAGATTACTTAGATATGTTCAACATTGATCATCAGAAATTTTTAGATATATTTCAGAAATATGATCCTAATGATAAGACTCCTACTGTAGATAACTACAAAGAATCATATCAGATTACAGGAACAGCAAAGAAAAACTTAGAAAATTTCTGTGCTAGTGGTATTGGATATGGTTATTGGATGGTCCATTATGATGGTAGTTCTCTTCATTGCTATGAAGTTAACAAGACTTTTATGGAACGTGCTAGTAAATTATCCAGTAGTAAAATAGATATAGATTATGGTGGATCTCAAGGATATGGTAAGAGAGTTAACATAAATTTCTCCACTCAAGAATATGATTTTAGTTTCAATATTAGATCTAAGTCTGGTTCTGAAGTATATCCTACACACAGCAACGGAGATTATTTTAAGAAGTAATGGCTAACATCAAACAACTTAAACACTTAGAACATTTGGAAGATGAGATGCTCAACTATGGAGTTGAGGGATGTAAGGCAGCAGTTTCTTTTCTTGAGGAACTGAGAAAGATGCTTGGTCATCAGGAAAGTAGTGGTTTTATGCAAACCAAATGGGATGGTGCTCCTGCTGTAATATGTGGAGTGCATCCATATACAAAAAGATTTTTTGTAGGAACTAAATCTGTATTTAATAAAGAGAATCCTAAAATATGCTTCTTTAATGAAGACATAGATACATTTTATGAGGGTGACCTTGCTGAAAAGTTAAAAGCATCTCTAAAATATTTCAAAGAACTAGAGATCAAAGGTGTAGTGCAAGGTGACTTGATGTTTACTTCTAAAGATTTAAGAAATGAAACCATTAACGGAGAAAAATTATACACATTTAGACCTAATACGATTACCTATGGTGTTCCTGTGCATCATGATCTTGGAACAAAAGCGAGCAGAGCAAAAATCGGCGTAGTATTTCATACACACTATGAAGGTGATGACCTTGCTACTATGCAAGCAAGGGCAGGTGCTGATGTTAAGGACTCTAATGATGTGTTTATCATAAAAAATGATACACCTATGCATAAAGTTGGTATGAGTCGTGTCGAGATGAACAAGTTTGACCAGTCAATCCAAAAAATTGAACGTATGTGTAGGGAATCTGGTGATTTCTTGAATGAATTGGTTGATGCTCAAGGTAAAACTGGTGACGCAAAGTTTCATATCTCTTCTTTCTTAAAACCTTTCTTCAATGATGAGATTAAAAATGCTAGATCAATAGGAAATGTATCACAGACTCTAGAAAATCTTGCTAATTTTTATCATGCAAAAACATCAAAAGAATTAGCAAAGATTAAAACAGAAAAGAACCTTGTTGCTAAGAGAAATCTTGTATATAAGAGTGAAAACTATCTCATGGAGAATGAGACTAAATTTAAAGCGATGCTTTCTCTTTATAAAGAGTTGCAAGAAGTAAAGCAAATGGTTATAGATAAACTCGATCACCTAGAAAAGTTCAGAACATTTGTTCAAACTGAGAATGGGTATAAGGTTACTACTCCTGAGGGATATGTTCTTCATAAAGATGGAAGTATGATTAAGTTCGTCAACCGTTTGGAGTTTGCATTTAATAACTTTACTCTACAGAAACAATGGCGTTAGACGGAAAGGTTTGCTTCTTTACATTTGGTAGGTTTCAACCACCTACCACTGGTCATGCTGAGAGTTTTAATAGTGTAAAGCGTGCAGCAGGGACAAATGATTATTTGCTTTATATCTCACAGAGTGTTGATACAAAAGGTAGTAATCCTCTTCCTCCTGAGGTAAAATTGTCTTATATGAATAAGATGTTTCCGCAGCATAGAGGTAAAATTATTTCTGGACCTAGAGATCCAGTAGCAATTATGCAAGATCTAATGATGAGAGGATATGATGAAGTTCATTTTCTAGTAGGATCTGATAGAGTTAACGCTATGAAGTTCCTACATAGATATAATGGTACTGAATATTCTTTTCGTAAAATTTATATTGAATCTTCTGGTAGCAGGGACGCGGACGGAGATACATTTTCTATCTCTGGAACTAAAATGAGACGTGCTGCTAATGATGGAGACTTTAAGGCATTTCGCCAAGGGATTCCTAGGTCACTATCAGATCAAGATACAAGAAAATTGATGCGAGAAATTGCTAATAGACTACCCGCTAACTTTAAATGAAAACTTTTAAAGATATAAAAGAACAAGCACTCAGACAAAATTTCCGTAAAGGTAATGTCTTTACTGAAGGGAAGACTGTTATGAATGTAAACACTGGTGCAAAGGGAAAAATCATTCGCACTGGTCCAAACTATGTAATTTGTGTGACTGAAAGTAATGAGATGTTCCGCGCATGGGTGCGAGACATCAGGGAAGTCAACGAAGTTATAAATAAACCAAGGAGAACACTATTTTTTACTCATGGACAAGCCAACACCGTCAACATCAGTGCGACATAACGACGCATATTCTGAAGCAATTATAGACTCTTATAAAAAATGGATGGATGGTGATACATTCCAGCAGTCCACTGTAGAAGAAGAGAAAGTCGAGACACCTATTGGTTCTTACGAGAAACCTGCTTTCGATACAGGTACTATTCCTACTTGTGATAAGTCAAAAGAGAAAGGAGACGATGTTTCTAGTAAAGATCCTAAGGCAAATGCGGGTGCTCCTGATCCAGCAACGAAACTTGTAGGTTCTATGACTATAGGACAGGGATCTGCTTCTGGTGGTGTTCAACAATCCCATGGTGCTGAAATTCGAGATACTACAAAACTAGTAGCAAGAGAGGAAGCGGAAAATGTTGAAGAAGGAAAGAAAGGACTCTACGCAAACATCCACGCAAAGAGAAAGAGAGGAGAAGCTCCTGCGAAACCTGGCTCCAAAGACTATCCAGCAAAGGATGCGTTTAAAAAGGCTGCAAGAACTGCTAAAGAAGAGGTATCCTTCGAGTTAGATGGAGAACTTTATATCTTCGAGAGAGAAGTTATTGAAGAAGGTAGCATGAAGCAAGCACGTAAAAACGTTGGTGCATCTACATGTTGGAAAGGATATAAAGCACAAGGAACTAAGAAGAAAGGTGGTAAGACTGTTCCTAATTGTGTAAAAGAATCAATCAAAGTTAAGTGTCCTGACTGTAAAGGAGAAGGTTGTAACCATTGCGACAACAAAGGTTATCATCTTAAGGAGTATTTTGTCTCTGATATGAAAGAATATTTTGAGAAGGTTGATGGTAAGATGGTTAAGAAGCACAACTGTGCTAAGAAAGTTAAGTATAAGAAAGAAGAGTATGATGTAATTCATGGTGAGCACACTCTTTTAGAAGATGGAACTGTAACTCATTATGATATTATGAGTGAGCATGGTACAATTATCCATAACGTTCCTGTTGAGGAATTAGAAGTGACTGTTGAGGGAATGCATGAGCATTTCGTTAACGATGCTAAGAATCGTGAGGTTTTTGGTGAGAAACTTGATCCAGTTGGTAAGGCAGATGCTGATATCGACAACGATGGTGACGTAGATAAGTCAGATAAGTACCTACATGCTCGTCGTAAGAAGGTTACTAAGATCATCGCTGCTAAGAATAGATCCTCAAAAAAGTAACTGAGGCTTGCGAGTGCGACGACAAGCCTAAAGGTAAAAAAGGAAAGAGAGTTGAGGTGATGCCTGAGATTGACGATGG